AAAAGCTAGTGAAACCGCTACTGCCCAACAATTAAAAGCACAATTTGGTAGTATGCGTATGCGTAAAAGACAAGAAGAAATAGAACGCTATATAAGAGATTTATTTAGAATAAAAGCGGAAATAGTAGCAGAACATTATGAACCAGAAGTATTACAGGGAATTACAGGATTACAGGTAACTCCAGAAATGATACAAATTATGCGTGATGATAAATTACGATCTTATCATATTGATGTAGAAACAGATTCTACTATTTTTGCTGATGAAAATGCAGAAAAACAAACAAGAATAGAGTTTTTGCAAACAATGGGAGCATATTTAGAAAAAGCTATTGCCGTATCTAGTGCTAATCCTTTGTTGACGCCTATCGCTTTTCAATCTTTACGATTTTTAGTAGGTGCATGGAAAGTTGGTAGAGATTTTGAAGAAGTTATAGACCAAACAGAACAACAGATAATGCAACAATTACAACAACAAATGCAAGCTCCTCCACAACCTAGCGAAGGAGAGAAAATTGCACAGTTAAAAGCACAAGCAGAATTACAAAGAGAAAAAATGAAACAAGAAGGTAAATTAGCAGATATTCAAGCTAAATCAGGTGCAGAAATGACTAAAATACAGTCTGAAGCAGAACTTTCAAGAGAAAGAAATGCATTAAAAGAAGATTTAGCATTATTAAATACTGATGTAAAATTAGCAGAAAAGGCTATGGAATGAGCTATAAAGAGAATTATGAAGATATAAATTGGTCAGGTGGCAAAGAGTATATTAATAAAAAAAGAACTAGACGAGGGAAATCTTTGCAAGTAATGTCTGATATAGAAGAATTTGTTAGCCCAGTTGATAAAACTGTAATAGGTAGTCGTTCTGGATTAAGAAATCATGAAAGACGGCATGGAATCCGTCAAATTGGTAACGATTGGTCAGGTGGAGAACGCACAAATAGTGCAAAACCTGATAATTGGCAACAATAAGAAAGGTATAACATGGCAGAAGAAAGCACTCCTGAAATACAGGAATCAGCAAAAGAGCCAATGAGCTTGGACGCTGTATTGGAAAGTTCAATCGGTGAAGCTCTTGAAGGAACTGTAATAGAAACGGATACTCCAAAAGAAGAAACTTCTAAAGAAGAATCTAATGAAGTATCTAAAGAAGATATTACAGTACCAGCAGAAAAATTAACTTCTCCTGAAAAGGAAGATGAGGAATCTGAAAGTTTGGATCAGTTAGCTACTGAACATGAGGAAGATCAACCAGAATCGGAAAATTCAGAAGAAAATCCTGATACAGAAGAAGTTTCTGAAAATTCTACGGAATCCAAATTAGAAGCTCCTAAAAACTGGTCAGATAGTGTAAAAAAAGTGTTTGATACTTTACCACCAGAATCACAAGAATTTATGATAAAGCGTGATAAAGAGATGACCTCTGATTATACTAAAAAGACACAAGATTTAGCGGAACAACGCAAAAATATTGAAGCATTGAATAAGGTTATAGAACCAGCTAAACAGAATATTGCAGCTACAGGAATATCAGAAGCAGAGTATATTTCTAGGTTGTTAAATGCTGATGCAGCACTTCGAAATAACCCAAAAATGGCACTTCGACAACTTGCACAAGGTTACGGAATAAATTTGTCGTCCATAGAAGATGAGAGTGAGTCTTGGAATGATCCAGACCCACAAATTGCCCAATTAATGCAACAAAATCAGCAAATTATGTCTGAACTTAATCAATTTAAACAACAAAATATACAATCAACAGTTGCACAAACAGAGCAAACAGTAGAGCAATTTTCCACTAAAACTGATGCAAAAGGCGATTTAATGCACCCACATTTTGACAAAGTTAGAGTTAAAATGGGTAATTTAATAGATGCTGGAGAAGCAAAAGGTTTAGATGATGCTTACAAAAAAGCAGTTAGACTTGATGATGATTTATATGAAGAAACATTAAAGAACTCACAATTAACTGTAAAAAAGCAGGAAGATAGCAAAAGGAAAGCAGCCGTAGAAAAAGCTAGAAAAGTAAAACCTTCTAGTTCTGCTAACCCACCGAAAGGTTCTGTAAAAGCGACTGATTTGGATAGTTTGTTAATGACAAATATTGAGGGAGCAGGATTTAGCAGATGAGATGCAGGGTATAATAATTAATTAGGGAGCAGATAAAATGGCATCTCCAAATAGTACATTTACTGAGATTGTTACTACCACTCTTGCTAATTATAGCAGGACAATGGCAGACAATATCACTAATAACAACGCTTTACTTCGTGTAATAAACGAAAAAGGCAACAAAATGGTAGCTGGTGGTAGAACTATTGTGCAAGAATTAGAATATGCAGCAAATAGCACTACAAAATGGTATAGTGGCTACGAAGTGTTAGATACTTCAACAAGTAATGTATTCACAGCAGCCGAGTTTAATTATAAGCAATTAGCAGGTAATGTTGTGATTTCTGGACTAGAGCAAGTAGAAAACTCTGGAAAAGAGCAAGTGTTTAACTTATTAAAATCAAGGGTTAAAAACCTTGAAAAGTCATTGAAAAATACAATGGCGACTTCTTTATACGCAGACGGAACAGGAACTGATGGTAAAGATTTAGGTGGACTAGCTTTAATAGTTCCAGGAACAGTTGGAAATACTGTTGGTGGAATTAACTCAGGAACTTATACTTTCTGGAAAAATCAAGTTTATGATTTCTCTACTGAAGGTGTAACAGCTAGTGCAACTACAATACAAACAGCTATGAATACTTTATGGTTGAGTTGTATTAGAGGTGCAGATAAACCTGATTGCATAGTTGCTGGCACTACTTATTTCCAATATTATTGGGCTTCACTACAAACCAATCAAAGGTTTACAAGTGATGATAAAGCAAGTGCTGGATTTATGAACTTAATGTTTATGAATGCACCTGTGTTTTATGACGATCAATGTACCGCAACAGCTATGTATATGCTGAATACGGACTATTTATTCCTTCGTCCAGCTAAAGGTAGAGAATTTACTCCTTTAGGTGAGAAGGCTTCTGTTAACCAAGATGCAATGGTATTGCCAGTAGTTTGGGCAGGTAACATGACTGTTTCAAATCGTGCAAGACAAGGCATCATACAAGCATAGTAAAGGAGTAAAATATTATGTCTTATATTATGGGTATAGATATTACCGCAACAGGTACGACTGTTGACTTTCAATTAGGTCAAATAGGTCAAACTTCTGATGGTAAACTCTATAAATATGTTCAATATGTAGTTGGAGCAGGATCAGTAGCTGCGGTTGCTGGCAATGTAGTAGGATATTACGCTGCTAGTGGTACTTCAGCAGGACAAACAACTATTGTTACTGCTGATGTTAGTGATACTGCAAGAGTAGGAGCTGGCGTACTTCAATCAGCACCAGCTACTGAAGAATATTGTTGGATTCAGGTAACTGGACCAGCAACATTAACAACTGCTTTAACAGCAGGTGCTGATGGTAACGCATTAACATTAGTAGGAGCAGGAGATTCAACATTAGATGTATCTGGTGCTGTTACTGATGCTGTTTGTGCAACTGCTATAGACGCAAGTGCAAAAATAGTAATGTGTCAATTTCCATTGTAGCATATAAAATATATAGAGGGTGGTTTAGACTGCCCTCTATAAACTAGGAGAATAAAATGTCTAATTTAAGAGCAACTTTTTATAAATCAGAAGAAGGTATTGATTTAGTAGAATTAAAATTAATAGGCGACCCTAATTCCGTAATTTATAAAGTATCAGAAAAATCAGAACAATTAAAAAAAGATTTTCCTAAAGAATGGGCATCTTTCTATAAAGATAAAAGTCCAGCTAAAACAATAAAAACAACAAATTTAGATATATTAGAATGTATGAGTAAAAGAAAAATAGACGCATTAAAGTTAGAAGGGGTAGAATGTGTAGAACAATTAGCAGAATTATCTGATGGTGCATGTCATGGTTTAGGCAAAGGCACATTAGATTATAGAAAAGAAGCTAAAGAATTTTTAATGAAAAAACATGATATTAAACCATTACAGGTAGTTGGCTCATGACATTATTAACAATATGCCAAGATGCAGCAAATGAAATAGGAGTTCCATCTCCAAGTGCTGTTATTGGTTCAACGGACACAACAGTTATACAGTTATTGGCAGCAGCCGATAGAGAAGGAAAGAATTTAGTATCTGGTTATGACTGGCAAGTTTTAATAAAAGAAGAAGAACATACTTTATTAGCACAAGAGGATCAAGGTGCTATGACCAGTATAGCAACAGATTTTTTAAGATTTTCTAATGATACTATGTGGAATAGAACAACAAATAGAAAGTTTTATGGCCCATTAAATAATACAGAATGGCAAAGATTAAAAGGAATAGTAGTTAATGGTGTAACTAATTATTTCCGAATAAGAGGGAATAAATTATTATTAAACCCAACTCCTACAGCAGGACAAAAATTATTTTTTGAATATATACAGAAAAATTGGGTAGACACAACAGGAGATGGTTCAGCAAATGCTGATAGTTATGCAGCCGATAGTAACACTACCATATTAGATGAAGATATTATTACTATGGGTGTAATATGGAGATTTTTAAAACAAAAAGGATTGCCTTATGATAATCAGCTTCAAGAATATCAAATTAAAGTAGCCGAAAAACAGGCAAAAGATGGAGCAAAATCTATTTTAAGAATGGGTGGTGGGAGAAGATTTTATTTCCCAGTTAATGAACCAGAAGGGAATTATACTTTATAATGCCAGTTACAAAAACAAAAGGTGGTTATAAATGGGGTAGCAAAGGAAAAGTTTATAAAACTAAATCCAAAGCTACAGCACAAGGGCGTGCAGCTTATGCAAGTGGTTATGGTAAAACAAATAAAGGTAAAAAATAATGGCTATGGAAGATGAATGGTATTGGCAAGATGAGCTTTTTGGAGCTAATCCTGAATCAGGAAGTTGGCAGGATATAGCACAAAGTTTGCTTAATCCAGTTTATGATCCAGAAGGAAGGCTTTTAAGTAGAGTTTTAAAAGATGAACCACTTTCTATGGCAGAAATGGGAGAAAATCTACAAAAAGACCCAATGGCAGACCCTGAAAGTAATCCAGTAGTAAGAGATAGAGGAAAAGAAGAAGCAAATAAAAAACCATTTAGTCCATCAAGTTACACAATTCCTGCTCCTGCAAAGTTATCAATGCCTACATATACTGTGCCAGATAAAGAAGTAGATAGAGTTGGTGGAAATGTGAATATGTATGGCAGAAAAAGAATGATGTTAAATGATACAACAGAAGAAGAAGAAATGAGAAGAATGGCAGCAGCATTAAGAAGAAATCAAGGGTATAGATAAATGAATATGATGTTTCAACCTACAGGACAAGGAACTTCTATTCCAGCACCAATCGGTGGTTTGAATACTAGAGATGCTGTTGATATGATGGCTGAAAAAGATGCAATTCGTTTAGATAATTTCTTTCCAGGCAGTACAGATGTTGCTGTAAGAAATGGTTATACAAGTCATGTAACAGGATTACCTAGTAGCGTACAATCTTTAATGGCATATTCTTCTGGTGCGACAAACAAATTATTTGCAGCTAGTGGTGCTAATATTTATGATGTTACAAGTGCTGGTTCAGTAGGTGGTGCAGTAGTTACATCATTAAGTAATGCACAATTTCAGCATGTTAATTTTACAATATCTGGTGGTGGATATTTATTTATAGTAAATGGAGCAGATGCACCAAGACATTATAATGGTAGTGCGTGGGCTACGCCTACATTAAGTGGTGTTACAGGTACAACTCTTAATAATGTTACAGTTTTTAAAGAAAGATTATTTTTCTGTATTAATAATTCATTAAGTTTTGGTTATTTGCCTATTAATAGTATAGCTGGAACTGTTGCTACTTTTAATTTAGGTAGTATTTTTAATATGGGGGGATATATACAAGCTATAGGCACTTGGACTAGAGATGGTGGTAGTGGTCCTGATGATTATATTGTATTTGTAACTAATCATGGGGAAGCAGCAATATATACAGGTTCTGATCCGTCAGATGCTACTAAATGGTCAATAGTCGGTACTTTTAAATTAGCAAGACCTATAGGAAAGAGATGTTTAATTAATGTAAATTCTGATTTAGTATTAATAACAGAGCAAGGATTTATGCCATTATCACAAACATTAGTTACAGGAGAAAATGCTCCTGCGGTAGCAATATCTGATAAAATTAGTGGTAGTATTGCAACAGCCGTTAATAATTTTGGAGATCAATTTGGTTGGGAAGCTATTTTATACCCAAAAGGACAATATGGATTATTTAATGTTCCTGATAGTACAGCAGGAAGTTTCGTACAATATGTTGTTAATTTAACAACTGGTGCATGGGGAAAATTTACAGGACAAAATTCTTATTGTTGGGCAACTTTAAATGGTGTTTTATATTTTGGTGGTGATACTAAAATATTTCAAGGAGATAATGGAACAAGTGATGATAATGAAAATATAGAAGCGTCTGCAAAAACAGCTTTTGTATATTTCGGTGGGAGAGGTTCACCCAAAAGATTTACAGCGATAAGACCAGTTATGGGTAGTGATGCAGATTTGCCTGTAGGAATAGGCTTTGATGTTGATTTTACTGATGGCACTTCTAGTTACACACCTTCAGCAGCATCTACTACTGGAGCAGAATGGGATACAGCGACTTGGGATGTATCGTCTTGGGCTGGAACAATATCCACTTCTCAATCATGGCGTAGTGTTTCAGATATAGGGTGGTGTGCATCTATTCGTATTAGAACAAGTACAAAACTTCAACAAGTAAAATGGCACTCTACTGATATTATGTTTGAAATAGGTAGGGGGTTATAATGTTTATTACCGATAAAATATGGAAAGTATTAGAACCAGCTATAGAGTCAACACATGAAGTAACAAGAGAACAATTAGAACAAATGATACAAAGTGGAGAATACCAACTGTTTGCAAAAGATAATAGTGCTATTATTACTGCACATCATGGACAAATATTACGCATAGGTATAGGTGGTGGAAATTTAGTTACTATTAAAGAAATTACGAAAAAAATTGAAAAATATGCAAAAAAGCGTAATTATAAATATATTGATATTTTAGGACGCAAAGGTTGGGAAAAAGTTTTAAATGGATATAACAAAAAAGCAGTATTATTGCGAAAGGAAATAGCATGAGTTTTATAAGTAATATATTTAGTCCACCTAAACCACCAGCAGCTCCAGATTATACAGGGGCAGCACAAGCACAAGGTGCAGCTAATGTAGAAACAGCACGATTAGAAGGTCGTATGAATAGACCTGATGTTTTTACGCCTTATGACCAAACAGTTGTAACAGATATAGGTGATGATAGATTTCAAATGGATTATACTTTGCGACCTGAATATGAATCGCAAAGACAAAAACAAGCACAAATAGGTGGACAATATTTAGATGTAGCAGGACAAAGATTAGGAGAATTACCTAGTGGACAATTTGATGTTTCAGCTTTACCAACATTTCAAGGAGGGGTAGATACAACAGGATTTACACCATTAGCAACTACTGATGATTTATCTGATTATGCAACTCGTAGTGAAACAGCTTATTATGATAGAGCTTTAAATCGGTTACAACCAGCAATGGATCAACAAAAAACCCAATTACACACACAATTAATTAATTCTGGCTTACCAGTAGGTTCTACTGCATATAATGATGCTATGAGTCGATTAGAAATGACGCATTCTGACCAATTATCTGGATTAGCACAATCTTCTATTGCCGAAGGACAGCGTATGCGTCAAGGATTAGCAGGTGAAGCACAATCTATGCGTCAATCACAATTAGCAGAAGCGAGTATGATAAGAGAAATGCAAAATCAAGCGAGAGCTCAAGCTATGGCAGATACATTATTACAAAGACGATTACCTATGGAAGAATTAGCAACATTAACTGGTTCACCAAGTGTTGGTTCTGCTGGTTTAGGTACAGCTACTACTGGATTAAATGTACCAGGAACAAGTATTGCACCACCACCAATTATGCAAGGAGCAATGGCTCAAGGAGCAGATGCAACGAATAGATATGCAAATCAAGTAGCAGGATATAGTTCAGGAATGAACGCTTTAGGTAATTTAGTAGGGTTAGGAATGAGTTTATAATGACAGTATTAAAAGCACCAGTTAGACAACAATCATATTTAACAGAGTATGATAAATTATTAGCTGAACAATTAAGACAAATGAGTGGTAGTATTGGCCCTGGTGATATAGCAGCAGAGTCTTATGGTGGTAAATTTCCAGTAGGAACTATGACTGCTAAAATATTAGGTAGTGTATTAGCTAGAGCTGCTGATAAAAGAGCTATAAATAGAGAAGAACAAGCTAAAGAATCTTATAGTAGAGCTATGGAAATAGCAAATGCTATGGAAAGAGGTAATAATTTATCTACAACAGGTATGAGTGTAAGTCCTGAAGGTAATTTAGAAATATTACCAACTAATGTAGAAGGTGGTGGAGTGTCTACATGGACTAGACCTGACATATTATTTACACAAGAAGAAATAGATAAATTAAATGAAATAAGAGATAAAGAAGGAAATTTAAGAAGTATAGAAGGATTAAAAGGTTATAGTTCTTATAGAGAAAAACCTAAAATACCTTATGTTGGCTCTGAATTTGAAGCTACATCAATAACACCAACAGGAATACCATTAGCACCACAAAATGTAGCTTTAACAGTAGGAGAAAAAATACCAGAAGATAAATCTGCAATAAGTAAGTTTCTAAGTGGCACATTACCACAAAAGGTTTTACCAACTAATGCAGAACAAGCATTATCTCAAGCATTAAGAGGTGCTGATGTAAATGAATTAGAATTTAGAGATTATATGCAAAATAAAAGAATACAAGATAGAACTTTAGAATTAGCAGAAGAAGAAAGATTAAGAAATTTACAACCACAAGTAGAAAGAACAGTAATTTACAATAAAGAAGGAGGAATGGAAACAGCGTATAAAAGGACAGACCCAGTAAATGGTAGGACATCTTTTTCACAAGAGCCAAATGCCAATGTTCCATTTGGACCAGAATATACTATAGAACCACCGAAAGAAATAAAACAAGCATCAACAAAAGCTGTTTTAAACACAGTTACTAATGAAATAGAATTTGCTACAGAAAAAGAAATTGCAGAATCAAAAAACATTTTAGTGCCGTTACCAAAAGAAGAATCTGAAACAGCTTATGATAAAAAATATAAAATATTTTTAAATAGCGAAATTGAAAGAAATTCTAAATTACCAGATGATAAAAAATTATCTATTACGGAAATACAAAGAAATGCAGCTACATTAGCAAGCACAACTAGAACTCAAGAATTTGAACCAGATTTAGAACAAGGAGCTATAGAAGAACTAACAGACATTGATTTAAAGCAACCTTTACCTGAATTAGATATAAGATTAATGTCTAAGGCAGATGTTATGGGAGCAGGTAAAGGAGCAATAAATTTTGCTTACGGCTTAAGAGGAGGAAAAGTGCCTTTTCAAGATCAAGTACAAGCAGGAACAAATTTAGACATTATTAATAATAAAATTAAAGTCCCAATGGTAAAAGAAATTTCTGATAAAGGCGCAATATACACACAAAAAAGTATAGAAGCGCTTTTACCTTCTACCTCAAATAGTGATGCTTCTAATTATGCAAAAATAAAATCTTTAATTCCCCATTTAAATAATAAAATTATAGAAGCAAAAGAAATGATAAGAAATAGTGGTGTAATATATCCAAATGACAAAAAAAGAGCATCAAAAGCAAAACTAGATGCTATAGATGTTATGTTAAAATTACAACAAATAGTTCCTATATTAGAAAATTCTTTAATACAATTTGATTTAAATTATTCTAATACAGACAACCCTTTTAAAAATTACACAGACGAAGAATTTAACAGCATAACCGAAGATGATTTAAAAGAAGAAAATTAATGGCAAATAAAAAACTATTATATTTAGAAGAAAAAGAAAGAAGAAATTTAGCAAATTCTAAAGAAAAAGCGTATTTAGAAGAAGCTAGAAACAGAGGGCTTATTAAAGGTAGGTCTTTTAGTATTAAAGAAAAAATTGGTGCTATTGGGCAAGGATTAAATACTGCTTTAGGAAATTTAGCTGGCACAACAGTAGATTTAGTTAATGAATTGCCTAAATTAACAGGAAAAGCTCTGTCTAATGTAGGATATTTATTTCCCACACAGTATGGGCGTGCAGACCCTAAAGACAGTCCTTACTCTAAAATCCCTGTTTTAAACCAAACTATTACAGAATCTTTAGGTGGTACTCCTGATGCAATAGGAGGAAGAAAAAACATTACAAGTGCTTTAGCTAAAACAAACATGGGCTATAGAAATATAAAAGATATTCCTCCTAATTTAAGACCTTACGCAATAGGAGGAGAAGTTCTTGGAAATACTGCAAGTTTTGCAGCAGCACCTTATTTAGCAGTACGAAAAGCAGCAGCATCAGCATTAACACCAGAAAGTATATTAGCTCCTATACTAAGAAAAGCAAAAGAATCACCAGTTGAATTTGGTAGAAACGAAGCTATTATGGGAGGGTTAAGTGCTACAGGAGGAGGATTTGCAGAAACTCTAGTTCCTGGCAATCCTACTGCTAGAATGTATGGAGAAATTTTAGCTCCTTTATCACCCTCTACATTAGCAGCAAGAAATGTTCCAAATGCAATAAGATCGGCTAGAAGAGCAATAACTTCAAGATTTGGAGAAGAAGGAAAAAATAGAGAAGCTGCAAAAATTTTACAAGAAGCTGTAACTGCATCAGGAGGTAATCCAGAAGAAGTAGCAAAACAACTGTATAGCCCAGCATCAAAAAGTTTAACTTCTGGTCAAATAACAGGAGATAAAGGGTTATTAGCTATAGAAAAAAAATTACTATCTTTAAGTAGTCAAACAGCAGGTCTAGCTAACACAAGGACAAAAGAATCTATAAAAGATTTTAATAAGCAATTTCAAACCATAATGGCAAGTGGTGATAAACAAAGTATGGTGCAAGCATCTGAAAAAAGACTAGAAGTTTTAACTGGGTATTTAGATAGCAGAGTAAAAATTGCAGAAGATTTATTAAATAAAAGAAGTGATGTTTTTCAAGCAATGCCAAAAACACAAGCAAATATACAAGCTAAAAATATTCTTTTAGACGCATTAAAAGACGGAAGAAAAACAGAAACAGAGTTATGGAATAAAATTGATAGAAAGCCAATAATTGTTGCATCAAATACAAAAAACACAATAGAAGATATTTATGCAAAATTAGCAAAAGGTAAAAAATTAGATAGCGTTTTAACTGCGTATAGAAAAGATTTTAAAAAAACTGATAATTTAACAGCAGAAGAATTATTAAATTTAAAAACAGAAGCAGGAGCTAGTTACAGAGAATATACAGCAAATGGAAAATTTGCTCTTGCTAATCAATACAAAAGAATAGAAAAATCTGTTAGAAATGATTTAGCAAAATTAGATTCTCCTGAAGTTATTGCAGCAAATAAATACTCAGCATATTTAAACGAAAATTTTACACAAAAACCAGTTATTGCAAACATTTTAAAAAGAAATAGAGCTGGTGGAGAAAAAGTTAATAGTGAATTATCTTTAAATGCTGCCTTGCTTCCTAAAGATGTTGGTAATATTAATTTAAAAGATATAAGACAAGCAGCAGGTTTAGGAATAACTCCAACTTCAATAAATTCTGAAAGAGCTACAGATATGGCAGATTTACAAAATAATTTATTACGAGGTTTAGCAGCAGAAACAAGAACAATTAATGATGTAGTTGACCCAAAAAAATTAGAAAATTTTGTAAAACAATATGCACCTTCATTAAAAACAGCAGGTTTATACAATCGTTTTGAAAATGTAATAGATGCTAAAAAAACTGCTGATAAAGTTATTAAAGCTGTAACAAAAATGAAAAAAAGTTACAAAGCAAAAAGCGTTACTTCACGAATTGCAAATAACGATATAAATAGAGTTATTAATTTTGCTTTTAATTCTAATAATAAAGCTAGAGATTTTGGGAGTATCGCAAAAGCAGTTGGTAGTAGAGGGCGAGAAGGTGCACAATACGCAATTATGGAAAATATTTTAGAAAGTGCTACAAGAAAAAATTCTACAGGAGAAGAAGTTGTTTTTGGTGCTGTAATTAAAGATAAATTAAATTCAACAACAGAAACAGGAGAAACAGTTGCTAATCTTTTGATAAGAAAAGGGTTATTAACTCGTAGACAAAAAGAAAATATAGAAATATTAGCAAACAAAGCAGAAATTTTTGAAAATGCTATAAAAAGTTCAGAAACATTAGATGAATTATTAGAAACAGAAGATGTAATTTTTGAATTCTTTTTAAGAACATTAGGAGCAAAAGCAGCAGGACTAGGAATTGGAGGAAATTTTTCAGGTAGCGGTTTAATTGTTGCAGGTGCTGGTTCAAAAAGTTTTAGAAATATTTTAAGTAAAATGCCACAAGCTAAAATTAAAGATGTTTTAAAGGAAGCTATGTTTGACCCTAAAAAAATGGAATTACTTCTTCTTAAACCTGTAAATGCAGCAGGTAAAGCTAGACAAATACGACAATTAAACGCAGTTTTTTTGCAAGCAGGAATTGATTTAAGACTAGAAGAAGAAGAAGGCACATACATCGGAATGTAGAAATTAGTGGAAATTAATATAAGAATAAGTAGTATAATAACAAAGACAAATAAAGGAGAAGAATAATGGCGTGGTCAGGTGGTACATTTACAAGGTACAATGGAGCTTTTTCAGGTTCTGGAAGCTGGGCAAAGGATAGAGATGCAGGAACTAAAATTACTGCTTCTCACCATGACACCAATGATGATGGATTAGCTACAGGTATTAATAGTTGTATAGAGAAAAGTGGATCAAATGCTTTTACAGGTAATGCTAATCTAGGAAGTCAAAAGATAACAGCATTAGCAGATGGTACAGCACATACAGATGGTATAAATGCTGGTCAGATACAAGATGGTGGCCTAGTATTTCAAGCAAGTGATACAGGTTCGGCTGATGCTTATGCTATAGCATTAACACCAGCAGTAACAGCTTATGTAGCAGGTCAAGAATTTAACTTTAAAGCAGGTGCAACTAGCACAGGAGCATCAACATTAAATGTTAATGGTTTAGGTACTAAAAATATTAAAAAGAGAAATGACCAAGCTATAGCAGCAGGTGATATTGAAGAAGATGCGATAATTAAAGTCTTATATGATGGAACATCTTTCCAAATGATATCACAATTAGGTACAAGTGCTGGTAGTATGACATCATTTACTTTAACTGGAGATAGTGGTTCTAATCAAACTATATCAGATTCTAATACAATGGACATTGCAGGTGGAACTGGTATTGATACAGTAGTAGGTGCTACTGATACTGTAACTGTTGCCATAGATTCAACAGTAGTACAAAAAACAGTACAAAACACATTTACCAAAGCACAAGTACCTTCTACTTATACAGCAGCATTATCTGCAACATCAGGAGTTTTAGATTATGATACCTATCAAAACTTTATCATAACTTTGGCATCTGGAGGTAATACTTTAGCAGCTGCAACTACAGAGGCTTCACAAATAGGACAAAGTGGCGTTATTGTGCTTATTCAGCCTTCCTCAAGTAGTGCTGCTACTTTATCTTTACATGGAGATTATGAAACAGCAGGTGCAGCAGGGATAACATTAAGTTCAGCTAATAATGCCTACGATATATTACCATATTTCATAAAAGCTGATAATTCTATATTACTTGGAGCACCACAACTTGCATTTAGTTAGGAGAAAATATGTTTTCTAGTGAATTATGGAATAAACCAGCATCATCAGGTGCAGCTGGTTTTTATAGTTACCAAATAGCAAACTCTATACGAGGTAGTGCTGCTGCTGATACAACTTTAAAATGGACAGCAGGCACTCCTTCATCTACAGATATAATGACTATGAGTTTTTGGGTTAAAAGACATACACCAAATTCTACAGATGCAGGAGCAAATAATGTTTTTACAACTGGCACTGGTGGGGGTAATTATTTTTACATTGCTTATAATGCTACATTAACTATGGAAAATACTGGAGGAAATCAAGGTACTGGTTATCTTTTAACTGAAGAAAAATATCGGGATTCTTCGGCTTGGCATCATGTAATTCTTCGTATAGATACAACTCAATCAACACAATTTGATAGAATTCGTGTTTATGTAAATGGACAACAACTTGGAGTTGATGAAGCATGGCGAAATCAAACTATGATTACTAATACTGCACAAAATGAAGATTTTTCTTATTTAAAT